TGGCATGTCAACCTGTCCAACGATCGACGCTACCGGTGAACTATTAGTAGTAGTCACAGGATCAGTTTCAGATACAGACGCAGCGTCTACCTGAGCTGCCGCGCTAGCACCTGTAGACACTGCCGGAATATCAATACTGATACCGAACTCAGTCATAGGTGGCTGTACAAATAAGCCTGCTGTTACAGTTGGCTCCAGTGGTGTACCGATAAAGTCATCAAGCATCTGGAAAGGTGGCACAAAATCGCCGCCGTCCGTTGCCGTAGTCGTAAGATCACGGTAACTTTTACCTTTATCGACCGCGCCCCGTTTTTGTAAACAATCGATGCTTTGAGCTGTCGATTCTTTTAGACGCTCAAAAGCTCTTTGCTGTTCGTCACCGCCGCCTTTTTGTAGCGTGTAAAGATCCTTCAGGAACCCGCCGGAACCTGCGTAAACGTTAGCCTCTGAAACGACCTCAACTTTTAGACTGCTAGAACGCTTTTCCATAAGCTCGATCGCGTCGGTTGCTGTCCGTCGGTCTACCTCATTTTCAGCTACTTCTAAAGCATGTTTTGCACGCTTAAGTTTTTGGCTAGCTTCACCGATACTACGTTCAGCTTCAGCGGCGGCTTCGTCATCCTCAACGCCTTCAGCGGCGGCTACAGCATCGGCTAGAGCGTTTGAGGCTTCCTCATACTTTGCTAACGCATCTTTAGCGGCGGCAATTAGTTCTTCTAGTGTCTTCATTTTAGATCTACCTTTTAGTAAGTTTTTTGGTTAATACTGCGTTCGCCTACCAGAATTAAACTTTTAGCTTGCCGGATCGCGGCGTGCAGTTGTTTATTTTTGGTACTGCTATTAACAGTGGTTTTGTCTACCGATCGCGATAAATCATCGCTGCCGGTAGTTTGCTCATCAGCTACAGCCACAACGTCAATTGTGGTGTCCAGATAAGCGGGATGTGTCACTATCGACACATCATAAAGATCAAGGATTTCTTCGACTGTTCTAGTTACTGAATCATCTGTAATGTCGTAACTGTCTTTACCGGTGCTGAAACAGAATGACATACTCGATAGGTCGCCTCTGTAGATTAGCTCGGCTATGTCTTTCCCTAGTTGCGTCGCTGGTAACGTCGCTTCAACTTTTAAGCCTTTGGGATCCTCTTCTAGTTTTAGCGTGCCGGAGATTGTACGGGCAAGGATCTTACTGTCGTCATGGTTAAAGTTAAAAACAACGTCGGGTTTTTGGCTAAGGACTTTTCGGAACGCACCGCGTTTAATGATCTCGGTAAAGCCGTCGCCTTCCCATCCGTAAAGATCTTGTGAAGGTGATTCAAATACTGCGGCGTAGCCTTCTACTTTTAGCGTTGCGCGTATGTCTGTATCTGTGCTTATAGGTATTGTGAGTGACCGTTTTTGTGGCATCTCAACGGTTACGGTAGATGCCGCCTCAGCATTACGTAGCTCGATACGCTCACGCTTATCGACTAATTCCCGTTTTATAATCTGATATTGCATACCTTTATCTATTATATTACACGTTGCCGGTCGTGTCGGCTAGTTGATTAGGTGCACCACCGACCGGTGTTTGTTGGATAGTGTCGCCACCTTCTACAGGTGGTAACCCTTCAGCTTCACGTATTTCGTTTATGGTGATCCAGCCTGCTTGCCGTGCCTGCGTGTAGCCACCAAATCGGGCTGTAAGGTTAGCGCGTTGAACGTGTCCGGTACGGAATTTTGGTTTACTGCCTATACATAGGTGTTGATCTGTACCTAGCCGCTGCTCAATTCGGGTAATGTACGGCTGCAACGTTAGGGTTAGGAACCGGTTACTTTGCTCTTCACTGTCTAGCTGTACGCTCTCGCCTGCGAGTAGGTCATAAGGCATGTTAAAGATGCGTGCTACATCAGCTACGTTCATTTCTTTTAGCTCCGCAAATTGTTGATCTCTGAGTGATCCTGCCGCGCCGGTAAATTTTACGTCCCCATTACTGAACATGGTAAAGCCTGAATTTCCTGATCCCTCTGCTTTAGTTTCCCACTCACGTTTGAAAGCCTTTACCTCTTCCTCTCTAGCTCCTTGTAATGTAACTACGCCTGAAGGTAACGCTGCCCTGCCGTAAAAATTTCGGCTGAATGTAGAGAGCTCGATAATCTCACGGATCGTGTTACGTGATAACGCGACCGGTGAAAACCCCTGCGGGTTGCCGCCTTTAAGCCGGTTAGGTATATACAAAACCTTCGCTTTGTCTAACCGTTCTCTAGTGCCTAAGCCTTTTAGATAGTAGACAACTTCACCGTTTTCTGTGGTGACTTGCAGGTCTGACGAGTCTAGAATGTCAAGGCGTATTACCTTATTGTGGCGGTTAAATGATTTATAAATTAGTGCGCCGCCGTTGGTAATCATCTCTAGAATCACTACTTGCCAGAACTCTGCGCCGGTCTGGTCTGGACTAGGGGAAAATCTTAATAGCCTCGCCTCGCTGCCCTCTTGGTAAGCGTCAAGTTTTTCACTTGGTTTATCACCGTCAACCGATAAAAGATCGAGTGGCATCGCTGCAATAGTTTCGGTAATTAACGTGACTGCTTTCAACGCTGCCGGTATAGCCTCGTAGCCTTTACCGCCGGTGACTGATTCAAAGTAGTTAGACCATGCGCGGTTAGGTCTAACCGCCGGTGCGCCCTCGGGTGCTAGATAAGTTGCCGACCTGCTCGACACTAACTTATTTTTACCCTGACTGATAATTTTCATGTGCAGATATTCTAGTCGTTAAGTTATCGTTAGGTACTGCCGAAAGTTTTTGAATAAACAAAATCTTAGATACTGGTATATAGACGATACCATCTATAGAGGCGGTCGCCTCTGTCGTCTGTCCTATTAGATGTGTTAAACGTAGCTCAAGAAAACTGTCGGTGCTGATCTGTTCAGGTATTAGCCCTAAGCCTCTAAAGGTCTGATCCTCTGTAGTGATTACAGCTAATTCGACTAGTTCTGTTAGCTGTTTACGTTTAGTAAGTAATCGTCTCAAAGTAGAAACCGCCGCCTTTCTCATTCTGGTTAGCTTCGTAACACGCCATCATCATGGCTATCAGTGCATCAATCTTACCTGCTTTACTTGTTTTAGCAAGCCGCCAGCCTCGGTCGGTGTGACGGGTGACACCATTCGCTACATGCTCAGCTAGAACTTTATCACCGTCATGTTTTAACCTACCGTTAATAATTGCCTCATACAACGCTGCCGACGCGGGCACGGTACGGGCATTAGTTAAAGGAAACTCGACCATCAGTAAGCCTTCAGATTCTAGCTGTTGTGCACTCGCTGCAAAGTTCCACGCATCATATGCGACTGAAACAACGTTATATTTACCGGCAAGGTCACGGATCGCCTGTTCGATTATTGTAATATCGAGGCTTGTACCGTCATTAGGTGCGTCAAAGATTTTGGCTTTGATCCAAAGCATCGGGGGCGCGTCTTTATCTTTAGTGCCCTGTGGTGGCGCGTACGCTATCACTATTGCCGAACTATCATATTTTAAACCCAGATCGACACCTAAAGTAACGTCTGATCCTTCAGGAATAGTCAAGAGTTTATCGGCTGCGTCGTCCCATACACCAACCGGTAGCCAACTTTCTAGAGCCTCTGTCCACTGGTTAAGATGCCACCGTTTGAAAACATATTCCGGTAACTTCTCGTAATCGGCTTGTAAGGCTTTAACATCGATCCAACTTGACGGGTTCGCCTCCATCCAGCCGGTACGGTCTTTTGCTGGTTTGTCTGTCGAGTACCACCTAAAAAAGAAACCTGCCTCACGCATCGCCTCAAGCCCCTGCGCTTCAAGTTTTTTACCCGCTTGGTACATATCAAAACAGAACGTTTTTTTGCTCATACCTGCGGTGGTGATACTGATTACTAGAGGCTCTTCACGGGCAAGCATACCCGTTACCATCGCATCGTACATCTCACGATTCTTATGGGCGTGTAGTTCGTCAATAATTACACCTGACGGATTCAAGCCGTGTTGTAAACCTGCATCTGAAGAGAGCGGAATATATGTACCTTTTAGCCGCCCGTTAACGGTCTGGTTAATAACGTTGCGGAAACCTTTTAGACCTAACGCACGTAGTAGCGCGCCGCCTTGACTGTCCGCATTTATGTACTCGCGGGCTTGATTGAAAACGATGCGTGCCTGTTCACGTGCCGCCGCCACCGAATAGATCTCAGCACCCGCTTCATCTGTACCGATCAGCATATAAAGAACAAATACTGCGCATAGCGTTGAC